ACCTACGAAAACCGGAAGACAGGAAATAGAGTTAATACAGTAAAACCCCTAAGAAACAAGATAAAACCAAAGAATCATCTACCACGCACCCGCACCCACACCCACACACATAAGAGAGCTTGCCGAGATAAATTTTCTTTAGTGTCACCCTATTGACATTTGCTTGGCACCAGATATCATTCAGGTCGGGGGAAACCCACCGCCGGAGGATATCCGGAGACAACACGAAGACAGAACCCAGAACAAGGACAGAACATGAATAGCACAGTTTACACCGCCGCACCCGTCAAGCCATTCAGTACAACCAGTGAAATTAACACTGACAGCATGACAGACCTGATTTTTATCATGGTCGATATTTACGGCCCGTACCACCTAGACAGCATCAAAACTAACTTAGCCTATCGCTTGCGACGATGGACACCGGAGAACTTTCCCGCCGCAATCTTACAATCGTTTTACGCTCAATACAGCCTAGCATGGTTTAACTTTCAATCCGTTTCAATCCGAATGACATCAGGCGATGAACGTCAAATCGCCCAACACCACGAATCATACCGCAAAGCACACATACGCCAATACACCACACAACATGACACCGCCGGATTATGGATTGACAACGACTTTATCAGTGAAGATGAGGTAATTGAAGACTTGCAGGATGCACTTATCTACAGCGAATTGATGGACAAAAACATCTGGGTGGATGAATCCGAAGAAATCGAAGTAGTAAACCACCGCCGCAATCGGACAGACACCCAGTATGTGACGGAGGATTATATTGACGAGAATTTAACCCGTTGCAGCCAGTGCGCGTGTTACCAGGATACCGAACACACGATCACCGTTGACCGATATAACACAGTCTGTACCAATTGCCTTGAAGACTACAACCAGTGTGAAGAGTGTAACGAATGGCATCATTCAGAAGAATCTCATTGCGCCAACGACTGTACATTGTGTGAATCTTGCTACACAGACTACGAACGCTCAGAGAGATACTATCAGCCCACCTTGCACGATAGATACGCGGACTGGACACCAGAGAGACAGGCTAAATCGGCTTATCCCGTGCCGCTTGCAATTGAGATCGAGGGAGAGGCGAACGAATCGGGACGGGGACGCTATGGGGCCCTAGAAACTTTAATCGACAACATGACCGCAGCAGCCCACGACCAATGGACGAGCGAAACCTTGCCCTATACACGTTCGCGTTACGTTGCCACAAGTGAACCAGATGGCAGCCTATCAAATAGCCACGGTTTCGAAATCAAAACACCGTATCTCCGGATGGAAACACTCAGAGCAATCTTTACAGATAGCGAGGTGGCTGAATCATACGAAAGCCTATTTGACGACCACACTATGAGAGGAAATGAGGCGATCGGCTTACATATCAGTTTCCCACACTCCGCGATGAACCAACGCAGCATCTACCGATTGACCGCCATAACCGACTATCTGGACAACGACCACAACGGGCAAGACCACGCCAAGAACCTATTTGGCCGAATCCCAGGAGCCTACTATAACAACGCCGCCAAGAAGCCTATCAAGGTTGCCAAAGGTGACTATGATGGCCGAAAGACCGGAGCCGTGGCAATCCGCAACCTATCCGACCCAAGAGCGCGTGACCTGTCAGCGAAATACGGCCGGATCGAACTCAGATTCCCACGGTCGGCATGGACTGCCCCAAGCCTACTAGCACGCCTAGAGCTTGCCATGAGCCTAGTCCTTTGGAGCTTGGAGCCAGACCCCAACACATACGCCACCGCACCGGATGTTTTATTTCTCAATTATCTGGACTTTCACCACGCCAGATTGACCGGATCGGCAATCAAGCGCTACAAACGCCAAAACGCCAAGACCAACTAACACGCCCTGCCCCACAACTTGACACCGCACCAGCCTAGACTAACCTCTAGGCTTTTTTTCGTTGCCGCTTCACACCCTCTAGGCAATCCAGATAGGCCACACCTGATGAGCACCTTGACCACAACCAGACCCACCAGACCCGAACAGCCTAGCCACGCCCGAACCACGCCCGACCCGACCCGAACCGAACCGACCCGACCCCGCAAAGAGCACCACCACACCACACCTCACCAGAGCACCACCACACCACACCACACCGCAAAGCCCCGCAAAGGGGGGCGCCCCGCAAAGAGCAAAGCAAAGTTTGAAAGAGCAAAGCAAAGTTTGTTGGCTTTTATTGGCGAGGTGTGGTAATATTGACGATGTGTGATATCGCCACACATCCACATATTCGTTACTCCGGCCGCCCATACCTATTATGGAACCACATCCAGACCAATTCTCTAACACTATTTTTTTATTTTTCCTCAAAAAACACATGTAAAGCCTTGACACTATGGAAGAAAAAACTTTTTTTGAAATGGCATAGGCATAAGTACACGCTTATATGAGGCGTCACGACGATTAAGGACTTACGACGAACGCCCCCATAGGCCAATATCCCGATATTTGGTCGCGACTATACCTCCCGTTGGTCGGCTTCGATAGAGAGAAGTGATAGGGTCAGTCGGGAAGGCTTGCAAGATGCAGGGCATCAGGAAGAAATCAACAAGGCACGACCCACCCCCCTCTCCTCCAACCATACCAGTTTTCTGCCTGTATCTCATAGCAGGTCAGGTGGCATGGGTCAGGCCAGTTCAGGTCGGGTGGGGGTCAGGTGAAAATACCGCAGGTTCAGTTGGGTGGTATCTCATGGCAGATAGGTTGATATCTGGTGACATACTGGCTACTATCTCTGGTAGAAAGGTGGTGTAGTATGGAGGATCGTCACGGCGTCTCTGCCAGAGTAGTCATGAAGCTGATTGAAGAGGCTCTGGCAGGTGGGTGGGACTTGCCGGAGGACATGAATCACCGGATACCCGATCTGCTCTTTGAGATCACGAACGATCCTGAGCAGAGCACACGCAACCGGATACAGGCGGCGAACGCTCTGGTGAACATCAAGAAGCAGAAGACGGAGTCCCTGGCTTCAGCAGCGAAGTGGGCGATGGATCTGGCGACAGGCGGTGTGTCAGAGGCTCTGGCGAACACTCCTCCTGCGGACGGTGAGAGCATGATTGATGACAGGCCCGTAGGAAGCCTAGAGTGACCGCTGTTCAAGCTCAGGGGTCAATCGAATGAACTTCGACGTTTTGATGAGGAACATGAGAGCGATGGTGGAAGAAACGCTGTTTGAAGCCATCCTGTTGGCGTTCACGATCCTGATGCTGATGCTGGTGCTCACCTCAGCGTGGAGGAAGAAATGAAGAACAACTACGTTCGTGTTCTGGACGAGCTGAGAGATAGGCCAGAGTTTGTGGACTACCGTATCGACTGGCTGTACACGCCGATGATCTGCGTCAAGATCTACTTTCGGCACTCCCAGCCCAATTACACCGTCCACATGACGCTCAAGCCGGATGACGTGACAATTGAGAATGTTGTGATGATGTTCAACAGGGAACTGGAGAAGATGCCGTGATCCCCAATGATCTGCTGGTGGCGAAGATCCTGCTGGCCTTGAGTGGCAAGTCGGACGATTACACGGAGGCTCTGCTGGGTGGGGCATTGATGGCACTCAGGATACAAGGTGAACTGCTAAATGGTGGCTCAGAAGTCCAATCCTCCGTGGATCAAGCAGGAGTGGGAGCGATGCAGGACGGATCCGGTGAGGTTCAACCGGACGATCCTGAGGCGTCACAAGCTCTGGACGAAGCAGGCGTCGATTCTGGAGAGCTTTCAGAGGTTCCCAGTTACACTCTGTAAGGCGGGTAACTCGGTCGGCAAGTCCTACGCTCTGGCAGCAGCAGCCCTGCACTATCTGGCGATGAACCCCGGAGCCAAGGTGATCTGCACTGCCCCCAGTCACACGCAGCTCCGAGAAGTGCTGTGGGCGAACATCGTGGAGGCGTACAACAACTGCCCGTACCTCCTGTTTGATAACGCACGCCTCAGTCGTAGCCCTGACCTGAAGCTGGAAGTCAGCCCGACGTGGTTCATTCTGGCCTACTCGACCACCACGGCTGAACGGTTCTCAGGCCACCACTCGGCACGGCTGGCGGTGATCGTCGATGAGGCGTCGGGCGTATCCAGAGAGATCTTTGAGGCGGCAGACAGTCTCATTCCGCACAGGATGCTGCTGATTGGCAACCCACTGCGTCCTGAAGGCGTGTTTTACGAGCGTTGCCTGCGTGCTCACCAGACGCCCGGCACGAACCTCATCACGATCAAGAGCACAGAAAGCCCGGATATCGTCGTACCACACTCCAATCGGGGTCTGGCGTGCAAGAACTGGCTTGAGAAGTGCAAGATGGACTACGGTGTCGGCTCATTATGGTGGCAAGCCCACGTTGAAGCCGAGTTTCCGACATCAGGTAGCGAGGTCGTGATCCCACAGGACTGGTTGAATGCCTGTGAGAGCGTCGTCTGGACTCCAAGTGGGCCTAGAAGGCTCGGAATTGACCTTTCGACAGGCTCTGGGAACGACAAGACCGTACTTGTCGTGCGTGATGACAATGGGATCTTGGAGATGGTCAGCTCCAACGAGTGGGATATGGGCGAAACGGCACGTCGGGCCTATGAGATGTTCACCCGCTTCGGGATTGCCCCACAACACGTCGTATGGGACATGCCGGGCGTCGGGATGGACTTCCAGCACCGTCTGGAATCAGTGGGTATCTATGGGGCGACTGGCTTTCAGGGACAGCGGTACTCCGGCAAGATCCATGCCAACCTCAAGGCAGCAAGCTACTGGAACATGCGGCAGAGACTTGACCCCAACGGAGCTTGGCCGAGCCGGTTCTCGATCGCGCCTAAGTACACCAAGCTGCTGAGACCCGAACTCTCCGCAACACGCTATATAGTAGACAGTTCCGACCGGATCTGCATCATCCCGAAAGAGGATATCGTCGCCAGTCTGGGCCACTCTCCCGATTATGCGGATGCGACGGCAATGTCGTGGGCTTACCCAAATATATAACTCACGGGTAATATATCTGTCGTGGAATATTTGTCTTGACACCAGTTGCCACGATGGTGACAATTTTATGGTGTTAAGATTGTATACCTCCACTCAGGCGTATCACTCATGCCCATAGAGACGAGATCACTGTTTGGTTCATCCTCCAAGCTCTTGGGCAGCAATGCTGGCAAGGCTTTCGGGCGATACTCCCCAACCACGATTGAGTCTCCAGAGGATATTGTCAAGCACGTCAACAACGGGTTTGAGACCGAGTATCCCCGCATTACCGAGCACCTGAAGAACAAGCAGGCGTACAATGCCGAGTTCGATGATGTGTTCGCGTCAATGAACGGCAGTGCTGTGCCAAGGAAAGTCTGGCGGTACAGCGTCATCATGAAGCGTGCCGTATCGGTATTGTCGAAGTACCTGTACAAGAACCAGCCCAAGCGGATGATCCCGGCGTTCCCGGATGTCGCCATCTATCTGGAAGACCTCTACAGGCGCGAGGGTGTCGGAGCCATCGTACAGGCGGCAGACCGCTCCACCTATGTGACTGACGTGGCAGCGGTGGAGGTTTACCCCAACTTCTCGCCAGACCCTGCGGCAAGCCCGGTCAAGTTCCGGTTGTGGGACGGTTCAGAGATCGTCCCGATGTTCGCGTCCACGGACTCCAAGACGCCTGTGGCGGTGGCAACGCTCTCGACCTACGGTGATGACCAGTTCGTTACGACGGTCTACACGGCACGCGATATCTCGACCTACAGGGTTGTCGAGGGCAAGGCCGAGCTGATGGAGAGCGGCGTCAATTATCTGGGCGTGATCCCATTCGCGTTCTTCCACTACGAGCAGCCTGTCAACTACTTCTGGAGTCCGGGCGTAGGCAAGGCTCTGAGAGACCTGAACATACACGTTGTCAGGCGTCTGACGGATCTTTCCGACCAGATCATGAACCTGAGGCCCAAGGGTTTCGCCAAGAACTGCCCTCCGCAGTTTGTTGTGCCAACCAATATGCGGCCTGATGAGTTCGTCACCCTGCCCAATGCGTTCAATGCCCAAGGCGAAGGGCCAGAGGCTGAACTGGGCTGGCTGTACCCTGACACCTCGTTTACGACCATCGACTGGAACGACCTGACAGCCTATATCGACCTCTCCTTGGAGATGCTGGGCATTCCACCATCGGCCATCAGGATGGAGCAGCAGGGTGGCACGTCAGGCATTGCGATCCAGTCCGAGCAGTTGCCGCTCATCGAAGAGGCCGAGAACCGTCAGGTGGCCTTTGAGCGGTACGAGACGGAGCTGGCACGCATTACGCTCATTGCTGCCGCAGCCCAGATATCCTCGTTCAAGAGCCGTCCGGTCATAGATCCGAAGCTCCTCTTGGCTGCATCGACGAACCTCTCCATGACGTTCCGCTGGCCTCCCATGACCAAGAACAGGCCCGGCCCTGACAGGGACTCCCACGATGCGTTCCTGCTCCAGAACCAGCTCGCAAGCCGGGTTCAGATCATCATGGACAACGAGCAACTGACAGAAGACGAAGCGATGCTCAAGGTCGAGATGACGCTCACGCAGCTCAATCAGGAAGAAATGATCGTGGCACAGGCCCAGATGCAGATCCAAGAGCAGCAGATGGCTCTACAGGCCCAGTATGCTCCACCACCAGCTCCCGGAGGTAACAGTGGGGAAGATTAATCTCGTTGTCATTCGCAGAAGCCGCAGACGGGCCGCACTGAGGATCAAGAACGATGGTGTCGTGCCACCTCCTCCAGTTCGTCCGCCAGACGAACCCAAGCCTCCGATAGCCATTCCGCTCAAGGAGGGTGGCGATGCTTGACCAAGACGCTGCCATCAAGAACGGCGATTTCATTGAGGGCGATTCTTACCGATGGGCGTTGGAGTTTGTGGATAGGTCAAGCGGCCTTCCCGTTGACCTGACTGGACTGGGATTCAGGGCGACACTTTACGTCCCCGTCAGCGTCAACCCGAACGGTTTTGTGCTGGGGATCGTGTCCGTTATCAATGCCGAAGCAGGCAGGATCACTGTCGATTTCAGCCGATATTCACAGGATATGCCCGTGGGGTCTTACAAGTATTCTGTCGTTGCCATTGACCAGTCTGGATACACCCTGACGCTCGTCCGTGGCTGCATTGATGTCAATAGCCAGTTGGCGGCTTGTCAGTGCGAGGAGAACCAATATGCCTGACCTGTCAAAATGGGAGAAGGTTGCGATCCGTGTCGGGCAGAACTTTGGCGTCGGGCCAGTTGGGCCGCAGGGCGACAAGGGCGATACGGGATTGCAGGGTGCTCAGGGGCCAACCGGGGCAACCGGGGCAACGGGACTGGGCCTTGTCTTCAAAGGCACAGTCACAAGTGAGGCCGGGCTTCCTGCAACTGGCAACACTGGTGGCGACTACTACATCAATGAGGCGACGCAGGACTGCTATGTCTGGTCTGCAAGCCCGGCTCCGGCCAAGTGGGTCAATGCCGGGCCTCTGACCGGGGCAACCGGAGCCACTGGGCCAACCGGGCCGCAGGGGCCACAGGGCCAGCCTGCACAGACGGTCACAGCCTCAGATATCGAAACGGCACTGGGCTACAAGCCAGCCGATCCGTCAAAGCTCACGTTTGAAGCACTTTCAGATGTCGTCTTCACGGGACTCTCAGCGAGAGACGTCCCGATCTACAACAAGGCTCTTTCCAAGTGGGTCAATCTTCCAGAGTCCACAATCACAGACGGGGGTAACTTCTAATGCCGAATACAGTACGGATCAAGCGTCGTGTCAGTGGTGCTCAGGGTGCTCCAGCCTCGCTGTCGAATGCCGAGCTGGCGTTCAACGAGATGGACAACACGCTCTATTACGGCTTTGGCGACAACGGCAGTGGTGGATCTACCTCCGTGCAAGCCATTGGCGGCAATGGGTCGTTTGTTGACAAGGTGACGACCCAGACCATTACCGGGTCAAAAACTTTCTCGGCAACAGTCCTGTGTTCGGCCACCATCCCGCCTAACGACAACTCCACCACGCTCGCCACTACTTCATGGGTGCTGACCAAGATTGGGTCGATCTCCTCCGGCGTGACAACCTTCAATGGCCGCTCTGGTGCGGTGACGTTCCTATCCAGCGACATCACGGGTGCTCTGGGCTACACTCCGGTAAACTACAGCCTGCCCACAGCATCTTCATCGGTCTTGGGTGGCGTCAAGATCGGCACGGGAATCACGGTCTCTGGTGACGGCACAATCTCGGCCAACGTGACTGGCGGTGGCGTGACGAGCTTCAACACCCGCACCGGAGCAATCACCCTGGTTGCAGGTGACGTGACGCCGATCACAGACCCGATCTATCTCAAGCCTGCCACGGCAGATGCAACCTACCTGAAGCTCACGGGCGGCACGGTATCCGGGGCATTGATTGTCAGCGGCGACCTGACCGTCAATGGCACGACGACCACGGTCAACGCTCAGAATCTTGACGTGACCGACAAGAACATTACTCTCGGCAAAGTAGCGACGCCTACGGATGCCACAGCCAATGGTGGCGGCATCACGCTCAAGGGTGCGACAGACAAGACCATTGTCTGGGATCAACCTACGGGCAACTGGCTTCTCAGCGAGTCGGTTGACGTAGCCTCAAGCAAGTCCTACAAGGTCGCTGGAACCACGGTGCTGGACGCCACGACTCTGGGTGTCGGTGTGGTCAACTCCAGCCTGACCAAGGTTGGGACGCTGACCTCTGGCACATGGAATGCCGGTGTTATCAGCGTGGCCTATGGTGGCACGGGTGTGAACACGATCACCGGCATTATCAAGGGTAATAGCCAAGCAGCGTTCAGTGCTGCCGTAGCTGGTACAGACTACCTCGCTCCATCGTCCATCATTGACGGAGGGACGTTCTGATGCCCAACACCATCCTTCTTAAGCGTTCAGCGACAGCCAATGCGACTCCATCGCCAGCAAACCTGACGGTCGGCGAGCTTGCCATCAACACCGCTGACGGCAAGCTGTACACCAAGAAGGGTGATGGAACGGTTGTCAGTATTGGCGGCAGCGATTTAACAAAGTCTATTGCTGATACTCTGTACCAGCCACGGCTTGCAAACACGACTTACGCTAATCAGACCACCATTCCGACTATGCGGAGTGTAAACAGTTATCAGGGGGACTTGTGCCCCAACATAACCGGCACTCTTGGCGGAACCGGCCAGTATAAGAACATCTTGAACGGTGTTGTTCATCACACATCAGCGCCGAACGTTCCTTACGGGTACATGGCGGGCGAGTATTTCCAGTCCGTGGCTGGTGGCCAACTGGATTCATACCGGCTGTTTAACACTGACTATCGTGAAATCGGAATGTTCCTGAAGCCGGCCGGGATTGCTTTCAATTCTTCTGTGACTGTCCGCCAAGACTTGGTGACGCTGACGGCCGGGACTGATACCAGCATCACTTCGATGACCTTATCAAGCGTCAACGGGGCAATCTACAATCCCCCGCCCGGGTTCGCTTTAACGGATCAGTCAATCTTGAACCGTGTTCAAATGGACGACCGGTATATCAAGAAGTCTGATTACGGGGCGATTAATCTAGTCGAGGCGAGTCCGGTTGTATGGCCGGCCGACCCGATGAAAATCGCAATTCTAAGGCTAACGTCTTCCCGGCAACTGGCTTTCCCGAGCGGGGCCGGTTTTGTGCCCGGGGCCACTTACACCCTGATAGTCGTACAAGGCGCGCTGAATACACCCTGTGATATTGGTTGGCTTGGAAATTACATGTTCCCCAATAAAACCAAGCCGGCCTTGTCGCGTTCAAACTATGCGATAGATGTATTCTCGTTCATCTATGATGGAACGAATATGTACGGGGCCGTTCAGCGCAACCTTGGAATAGGCGGCTAAAATGCCTTTACCATTCCCCAATATGCTGTTTGCGGCCGACCCTGTACCGCCAGTCGGCGGAATGGTGCTTTGGTTCGACTTTGCCGACCCAAGTACCTTCACGTTTTTTGACGGGACGACCGCCAACCTCAACACGCCAGCAACGGCGGAAGTCTACGGACTGACTGACAAGTCTGTCGAAAAGCCGTTCAGCAGTTCGCGGGGGGTTGGTAAAAACGCAGTCAATTTGCCGATCAAGTCGAATAAAGGCTGGCGCTATCTCGGGCGAAACAACCCGAACGCAATCAATGGCAAGTCTGTGCTGTACACTGAGGGAAAGTCTGTGATGACGGGCGAGTTTTATAACTATCCCGATCTAACCTTATTTGTACTGTTCAGACTGGCTAACAACCTGAACGGGGCTAGCCGTTGCCCCATATTCGGCCAGTCGATCTACTACACCGGGGATGTGACTTACAGCCCCTTGGTTTACGGCCTTAATGCGAACGTATGGACAAAAACCCCGAGCGGCGCCCTAGTCTCCAACCAACCGCTATTACAGTCTTACGGCTGGAAACGTATCAGGCACGAAAAAGCGGGTGACCGGGTTGAAAACCGGGTTGGGAACCTGTCCGGCGGGTACGGGTATCTCAATTACAATCCGCTACCAAATGACTATAAAGTCGGATACCTCTTAGGGGGTGACCTGAATTTACAGTACATGGATACCGCGTTCAGCCTTGTATCAGGCTACTACGCGGAAATTATCGCATATGACCGCGTCTTGACAACGGCTGAAATAAACTCTGTGGAAAGCTATCTGATCCAGAAATGGGGCGGGAACAACCCGACTTTCGGATCCTAACAAGGGGCAACACATGGCCGAAGATAATACAGCCAATCAAACACCGAACGACCCGGTTGACCCGATCAACCCAACTCCAGCGGATCCAGTGGTTGACCCGGACGGCCCCATACCAGCGCCACCGCCGACCGACCCGAACGGGATAACCTCAAGCCCGACCCAATTCCAGTACGTGGAACCGGCAACACTCAGCGAGCCTATGAACGTTCAGTCTGGGGGCTACGCGGCCTCAAACGGAACGGCCAACGGATCGACTCTGTACCTGAACAATAACCGGGCCTGTTTAACGGCCGGTGATGCGTTTCAGGCTGGACTGAGAACAGATAACAACTGGCTTTATCTGGACGCTAACAAGGGCGTTACAGGTTTGGTTCTGAGCGATCAGCTATTTTCGTTTACCTCAAACGGTACCGGGTTCGTCTGGACGGGCGGCGCGCTGGGCAGCATGGCCAATCTGACCGACAATCAGTTCAGCAATAATTCTTACATCACAAAGGGCTACGCGGACAGTAGGCTTGCTGGCACCTTGCTGGCTCCGGCTAACGCTACGGCGGGGCAAGTTCTGACCTACAACGGAACAGTCTGGGGGGCGGCCAATGCCACGGGCGGCGGTGGAGGCGGCAACTATACTCTGCCTCCTGCTACAGCCAGCACGCTCGGTGGGGTCAAGCAGGGAGCCAATACGACCATCGCAGGCGATGGCACGATCAGCGTCATGTTTCCAAGCAACCTGACAGGCTATATCCCTAAAGCCAACTGGACTGGCACAAACCTCGCAAACTTTACGGGTCTTGAGACCTCGTTTGGTACGGCAGGGGTCATCCAGACGGGTGCGGTTGGTGTCGGCAACAATGGTCAGATCAAGCTGGTGGGCGTCAGTACCGCTGATCCGAGCAAGTATTCGCAGGTGCTGATTACAGTCGTGGGTTCGTCCCTGTCAAGCTACGCCAGTACCACAGACTACGGTTGTATCACGGCGGCTACGGACTCGGTCAAGCTGTTCACGAACGTCAGCGGCAACACTACAGCCAACCTGACGATCAGGAGCACCGGCAATCTGACGTTTACGGAGACCTCTGGCGGGTTTGCCTACAACAACACCACCAAGGCACTGGAATCCCTGACGGACATTGCGCCGGGAAACCTGAGCTACGTCAACCGGAAGTACGCCGATGCCCGCTATGCTCCGCTTGGTGCGGGCGGTGGTGGGCTGGACACGGAGACGGCAAACGGTCTGTACCAGCCTAAACTTGCCAACATCAACACCGACAGCAATATCCCGCTCAATTGTTCACACTACCAAGCGGTGACGGGTGAGGTGGGCTTTTCCGGCGATGGAGCTGAAGTGTTTCACGGGTTCGTGAAAAACGATACGCAGAACGTCTTCGCCATTGGTGCGTCCTACGGTATCACGGGTTACAAGGGACGGTCTCAGGGCTACAGGATCGGCTCGGAGGTCTCCGTCATTGCCGACCCTGCGTCGTTTTCGGGGCAGACCGAGATAGCCAGCTACCTGTACGACCTGTCTGGCACGAAGACTCATGCAGCCAAGATCAAGGTTTATGGCGACGGTTTGGAAATCTCCTGCCAAAAAGAGACGGGTGAAACGCCAACGACCATGGCTCAGTCGGCGTTTGGCATGAATTGGAAAGCAACGGGGGCATCACAAGCACCCGGCGAAGACCCCATGCAGTTCCAGGCTGTCTCCCTTACGCCGGGCGACGACCTGACGAGGCCAAGATGGAGCTTTGGTTCAGCCGTCGTGAGCGACTTTATGCCGGAGATCATCCCGCTAACTGGATCGAGGCAACTCGGCGCAGACGGACTCTCAAGCTGTGTCTACACATACAGCGGGACTGAAGACATCTCCTTGACGCTTGGTGCAGGCCCAGTCGAAACCACGTTGCATGTAATCAATCTTGGCAATGCGACGATCACGCTTTTGCCGCAAAGCGGTGGCGGTGTTGGCAGTGTTATTGGCTCAAAGACGCTTGCTAAATCAGGCGTTGGTACTGGGTGGAAGATCACAAAGGTCAATACCCAGCTACCGGGCGGGAATATCTGGCTGGCACAAGACACCGATGCTGACGCCAGTGGCGGCGGCTTGACCATCGAGCAGACTGACGCAAAGTACGTCCCACTAAGCTCACCGGAACAGGTCACCATATCCACTTCCGGCCTGACGGTAGACACAGGAAGTTCAGCCGGCATGTTCGTCAGCTATGACCAAATGGGCTTCAAAGATCAAATGGGCGGCGGTTTCACTTGCATCCAAAACGCTGGCATGGCACGTCTTGGCGGTGTGCCACCAAACGGCTTTTCGGATAACTCCTATATGACGCTTTCGGATTGCAACGATCGATATCAGTCACGATCAAGGGCTAAAGCACGGTTCTCAGGCGTATTCTTGACACCTGACGGCAAGACAGTGACCATCGTTGACGGCGTCGTGGAGAGTATCGAATGATCGGACTCATCAAGCGGATCATCGCATCGTTTATGCCCGGCGAGTGGCCTGTCAGACCGCACATTCTGGTCGAGGAACGCAAGCGGGTCGAGTCAGCCCTGACGCGATTCAGGGCGGCACGCTGGGCCTCCATCCGGGCCTTGGAGCAGCACATTGTCACGCCCATGCCAAGGATAAGGGACTTTGAAGACCCGGACTACCTGTGGCCGGGCTATCAGGTCATTTATGAGTCGGGCATATGGATCGCTCCGGCTCCGAATGAGCAGTCTGGTAACGTGCCGGACTGAAAGCAAGGGTACGTCGTACAAGAGGTGGTTTATATGTTGGATCTCGTCGTTCTCAACGGGTCGTTCGCGACCGCTGTCGTGCAGCCTGCCATCATCGGCGGTGCTGTTGTGCTGACCCCGCAAATCGTGGCTGTCGGGACACAGTTCCCCGGCAAGACAGTCGTCCGCTACAAGCGTGGGCTGTTCGGCAACCTGATCCCTGTGGAGGTCACAACCACCACAGAGTCCGAGCCTGCCAAGTCCAAGTGACTCGCCGTGCGGCCCGGCAGAGTGTTCTGCCGGGCTATCTCTCTTTGCCGTGAAAGGCCACCCATGAAACGCATCGCCCTCTTGATTGTCGCAACCTACTCCCAGATCGCCTCTGCACAACAACCGCCCGCACTGTCATCTGTCACCGTGCCGCCAATATCAGAGGCGACCATTGTCTTCAGTGACCGTGGCAGAACCTACTTCGCTGGCACTGCGACAGGCAAGGTGATTGTGATTGAGCAAGGTGCTCAGGCAATGCCACCTCTACCCGTTCCAGCCCCAGAACCTGCCGCAAGCCTGCCCAAGATGGTGAGCGACTCGATCACGGCTATTGCAGGTCTCGACGCTGCGTCACGCAAGCAGGGAGCTGAAGCCATGATCGGTGCAATTGACACGACGCTCAGTGAAGCGGGTGGCCTTAACATCACCGACCCGCAGGTTCTTATCAACAAGCTGGCCGAGAACGCTGAGTCCTCCAAGGCAAGCTCGATCCTCAAGGGGTGGAAGCTCGGCGATATTCTGGCCGGGCAGAAGATTGCCACCAAGGATCAGCTCGTCAAGGCACTCTCTGACGTGAAGCAGGGACTGGGAACCTTCAAGTGAGCTTGGACTTCAAACCACTTGAGTTTGGGCAAGGCTGGATCTCCAACCCGGCAGCGGTTCGGGCTGTCATCAGGACAGACGGAATCAAGCCTGTGTCTGACCACCTGAAGGGCGACCGCAAGTCGCCTGTCAGGACAGACTTGACGCTCTACCTCAATAAGGTGTTTGGCGACAGGTGGTACATGCACCAAGGGATCTGTGGTGCGTGCGTCTCGTTCTCGGTGGCACTGGCGTGTGACGCTCTGGCGGCGATCAGGTTGGTCGAATCTGGCGAGAAGTCACAGCCAGGGCGCACAGATCCGGTGACGCTCTACTGGGGGAGTCGGGTGGAGATTGGCGGCAACTCCCTGCCATACCACGGCACATATGTCGCATGGACGGTGAAATACGCCAAGGACTTCGGCACGGTGATACAGGCCAAGTACCCTGAGATCGACCTGAGCGTGTACGACCCCAACATCTGCTGTGGGCCTGCTGGCTCAAGGGGTGTCCCTCAGGGCATCAAGTCCATTGCTCGCAATCGTCAGGTGAAGAGCTACGCACAGGTCAGGACGTTTGATGAGCTGGCACTGGCGATTGAGTCCGGCTACCCAGTCATCGTCTCCAGCAATCTGGGCTTTGACAGACGCCGTGATGCGGATGGGTTCGCTCCAGCCACACAGGTCTGGGGCCATTGCTTCGCGGCTCTGGGGGTCAGACACGACCGTCCGGGGGCATTGATGGCGAACAGTTGGGGTGCTTACTACACAGGTGGGCCAAAGGGGATGTCTCCGGCTACCAAGTGGGTAGATAAGGACACGGTCAACAGGATGCTGGCACAGGGCGACTCATTCGCTCTGGCTGATCTTGAGCAGTGGAGTGAGAAAGATTTGTCCCTTACCAAGCTGAACTTCTAAGGAGGTGATCCATGTCGGACGTGCCAGTTGAACCACCAGTTGAACCAGTGGCTGAACCAGTGGTTGAGCCTATCATCGAGCCACCTGCACCGGACGTAACGGAGCCTCCGCTGGCGACGCTTGACGCAGGAGGGGCTGCGGTTTTACCGATAGGTGTTTATCCAGACGACACGGAAGTCAGGCCCACAGGCGGCAGGATCAACAACAGTCAGCGACAGATCAAGCTGAAAACAGTACCCGACAAGATCATCAAACGTATTGCGGATGGAACATGATGGCCCATTTACCCAGTCAGAAGTTGAACCCCGGCAGACCAAAGCCGCCTCTGAGGATGATCCTCACGGTTCCGGCCAAGTCTGATCCCACCAAGCAAGTCAAGAAGCTCAAGCCCAAGTCCAAGTCTGAGTGATTGAGGTGTCCGATGCCAATGCGATTCATGCGGTCTATGCGTAACCCTTCCACCAAGATGGGTGGAACGTCCAACACTACTGGCAGCAGAATCCGGTCATCGGCACGCACGATCCGTGAAGGCACTGTCAGCTTGGTACAGAAGGCCCGTGCCAAGGCGGGTGGAGCTGGGTACGCCCACGGCACAAGCTCTGACAAGGGGCTGAAGGGGTCTGGCGGCAACATCAAGCAGACTGCCGCAAACCAGTCAAAGAAGGCTGGTGCTACACTCCAGCAAACCCGCCAGAATACGGTGGCCGCTCTCAAGTCAGCCAAGGCTCCGGCTGGCTACGGGGTGATGAACAGGGCTGGCTACAACGTGGGGACTCGCTCGGTTGCCAGAGCCTACAAGCGTAACGTCGCAGCCAACAACCCCGGCCAGCGTACAGGTCTTGAAACCCGCACGGATCTTGCCAAGCAGAAGGCGTCCGCTGTCGTGTCGGCCATCAGGGAAAGAGCTGTGCAGCGTGGCACTGCGGTGGCAGCGTCGGTCAACCGTGGAGCAAACAATATTGTCGGCGGTGGTGCAAAGCTGGGCATGAGGGCTGAGAGCGTTGCCAGTGCTGTGCGGAACGCCCCTAGGGCCGCATTGTCGGCTACTGCTGCAAAGGGCAAGACGTTCGGCCAAGGCGTCAGGATGGGCAGTCGTATGCCTGACGCATCTCTCAGCAAGGTGTATTCTGCCCAGCGTTACGCCGATCCATCTGGAATAAACAAGTCTGTCACACGGGTGTCACACGCAACTGCTTTGACCACAGCGGCTGGCTATGGTGTAGGAAAGGCCGCAAGAAGAACCGTACAGGGTGTAAACGCCATTCAGGACGCTCCGGGTAATGCGACTCGGTCAATGTTCTCTGCGTCTCGCAGGGCTGTTGGCGGCTTGATAAGCACGGCTGGCAAGGTTGCTGGCGGGTTCAGGGACGCTGCCAAGTTCAATCGCACGCTTCAGACCGCAAAGTCCTACGCGATGAACGCCGCGAACAATCGCGTGATGCCGGGAATCGAAAGGTTCAACCGTGGGGCCGAGAAGGTCTTCATGGGCATCGGCAAGGGTGTAGGCTACGCTGCTGCTGCACCGTCGCTGGCTGTCTACCACGGTGGCAAGGCGATCGTCAACGGCGTCAAAAGCAATATCGCGGCATCTGCACGAATGAAGGTTGCCAGTGATGCTGCCATGAAGTCACCCCGCATGACGCGAGCCGCAGGGTTTGGTCAAGCTGGCAAGTTCACGCCAATGGGCAACAATTCGGTCGTACAGGCTGTGCGTATCAAGAACGCCCAGAATGGCGGCGTGTATCGTGGTCAGGCTCCGAAGCCACAAGCTCCTCAGGCTCCGGCTAAAACGCCAATGGGCCGCAACGTCGTGCTGCAAAAGGCACGCCAGTCCACATACATGTCGATCAAGAAACAGAAGGGTCAGCCCCACCCTCTACGCCAGAACGCTCCGGCTCCGTCCATACACACCAAGTCGGCGTCGTCCGGGTCGTTCATGGGTCAGGCTTCTGGTCGTGGGCAGGCGATGGCTGGCACTCCGGCAAACATTACCCCACTCAAGCCAAGACCGCTTACGCCTAACCCAAAGCCTACGCCTACGATCACGGCCCCTTGGCAAAGTGCGAGTGCCAACGGTTCGACCCGGTGGAATCTAAAGACGCGAGCAAGGGGTGCTCTTGCTTCACGTCAGGCGAGAGCAACCCGCGACTCTATAGCTGGCTTCTACGAGAACAAGGAGGGTTCCGGAGCTGGCTTACGGACAACTCCAGCGTCGCCCCGGACTCGAACCGTGATGAAGGCAGCTCACTTCCAGTCTGACGGTGGGTACAAAAGGTGGATAGAAGATGTGCATTACACGGCAACCGGGGTCATGACGCCCAGCATGTCAGCGAGAGTGTCTGACGTCGTGTCGAAGGCTAAAGCTGCCAGAGGTGGACGCCCGGCTACCGCAACTGAAAAGGTGTGGCACAAGGGCAAGATAAAGGGCGAAAGGGCGTATGTTGCAAGAGCCGGTGCAAGGCAGGCTGAAGAGCAGAAGCAAGTACACTTACAAGTTATGCAGCGAGCAAGTGCCGCTGTTGGGCCACCACGGCCACAGTTCAACCTTGACGAGACTACCAGCAGGGGACGTGGCAGGCCAAAGGGAAGCACCAATAAACCTAAGAATGGCAGCGTGGGAAAATGACAGGGGCTGGGGGTACAGGGCAAACCCCAGCTCCGGCAAAACAGCCTATGGTTGGATATCACGGAGGCTCGTTCTACCATCGCGGCAAACGTATATCAGATTCGCAGAACTACGACAGAATTATGGAGTTTAATGAGGCGAAGTCTATCAGGGAGCAGCGACAGATTTACGACGAGATGGAGACTCACGGACTTAAGTTCAGGCAGCGTGATCATGAGGCAAGAGACGGCACCGTGTTTGAAAAGATGAGGGCCAAGTACCCAAACCAGTCCAGACTTATTGACGGTTACGCATATGCTGCCAACAGGGATGATGGGACTTTCTACACTTCCATCAGTGATTTCAGCCAGCTTCAAAGAGCGCAGATGGCTAAAATCCTCTCAAATCCTGTCGTGAAGCGTGCTCGTGAGCGAGTCTACTCTCGCAAGAAAAACCGAGGCTGATGTGTAACATGAACGAACACTATTGACATTAGTGTGACACCAGCGTACACTCAATTACGTTGACATCTGACACCAACACAAGAGTACAGTCATGCCAGAAGATGATATCGGTCGTTACCGCAACATGCTTCATGATGCCAATCAGGACGCTCGTTCCAAGCGCAAGCAATTGCAAAAGGCCAGCGAAGAGATTGCGGCACTCAAGCAACAGCTTGCCGAACGAGACGGTCAACTGGCCGAGTATCAGACCAAGTTCGAAGAGTACGAAACCGCACTCGTAGAGCTGGACGACTATCGTCTTGAGCTTGAAAGTCAGGCTCAAAACATACCGCAGGAATTAGAGGACTATCGACGGCAGAGTTTCCTTGATCAACACAAGGAAGCGTTCAAGCAGATGCTTGGCGACACAGGTCTGCACCCGCAGGCCAGCCTTGATCAGCTCTGGCAAATGGTCGGGTATGACCCGTTCCAAGTTGAAGAGTTATCCCCAGAACTCGTCAATGAGGTCTTGGGGGCCGCAAAGCAACAGGCTCCGTTCCTGTTCATGGGCAAGGATGTATCGCAGTCGATGCCGTCGAACCAGTACCAGACAGGCCCACAGGGTGTGGGCAGTGGAGTCCAACAGGGATTCGTGCAGCCAAGTGGTTTTACAGGGCGTGGTGGGCCGGGAATGAACCCTGCTCCAACTCCCCCACAAGGCTGGTCTCAAGTGGCTTCACGGGGCGTCCCCATATCTCCACCTCCGCAGGCAATCCAAGGTCGATTTCAAGACCCCAAATGGATTGCAGCCAATCAAAAGGCTATAGCGGCGGCTGTCGAGTCTGGGGCGCAGTTCACCAGCAGCGAATAGCCAACCGTTGTAGCCATTGGAGTTTTTGACCAATGGCGACAGAACCAGTTAAGGGCTTGTGGAAATCAAGCGTAAACGGCAGCACGGGTGCGATCACCAACAACACGTCGCTTCCGTTCTCGCTCAATCAACTTTACGCCAACATCATCACTGCGTTTACGCAGGCTGAAGCGGCACTTGTCGGGCCAAACTTGTTCCTCGACCTTGCCTACACCGATATCGACATGGGCGATACGGGCTACCAAGGCAAGAAGATCACCATGAACTTCCCGAAATCGGACTTCACCGTCCGTGACGTGGCGGTGGGTGACAGCATCGAGTATGATGCCCCGCAGACGCTCACACGCGATCTGGAGCTGAAGTACCACCCGACGATGGCTTTCCCGATCTATGATCTGGAGAAGGCTTTCTCGGCTCATCCCGGCCAGCTCCGCGAGATGTTCGTTGACGAAGCCATCAAGTCCTTCGGGACGTACATGAACCGTCAGATCACCAAGCTGATCCGGCCTGCTGCTGCGGGGATTGAAGGTTTCAAGGTCATCAAGGCTTCGACAACCTCAGCCAACGCCAAGCTGGACGTCGTGGACTTCGCCAAGGGCTGGTCAGCAATGGTTCAGGCCAAAGCTCCTGTCCGGGACTTCGGCAACGTCCATGCTGTGGTTCACCCTGAAACCTACACCTACTTCCTGACAGACGACAACTGGGCCTTGGCCTCTGCTGTCGGCTACGAGATCGCTGGCTCCGTCCGTCGATCCGCGATGGTTGGTCAGGTGTTCGGCGTCATTGCTGACTACGACCTCGACGCTCCGATTGCCTACAACGATGCCGCCGACATCCCTGCTGGCGACACGCAGAACAACATCGTTGACGCCACAAATGTCGACGCTGGCTACAAGTCTTACCGCTCGTTCCTGTTCCACAAGCGTGCCATCGCGGTCGCTTATCGTCCTCTTGAGCTGCCCGGCCCAGAGTCTGGCGTCCAAGCCTCGATGGCGATGTATAAGGGCGTGCCAATCCGATTCATGCTGACCTACAACCGTCAGAAGTTCCGCTGGGAGATCAGCTTCGACACCCTGTACGGAGACATGGTCTTCCGTCCAGAGTTCGGCGTGATCCTTCAGTCTGAGCCTCTGCCGAAGTAAGCCAAGCCGAGCCTGTCAGGTGGTAGAACTCTGCCACCTGATGGGCTGTATTTATTGAGGGGGTTGCCATGTCAGTTGAACCTTACAATGTGGATCGCGTTGTCGTTGATGTCGTGCGTGACACCGGGCGTACCCTGAATCGCGAAGTTGTTGGCGAGAACAGGGTCAGATTGACCGGGTTTGACTCACTCAAGAACACTCTGGCGTGCCAGATCTGGCCGGGCGACGACCAGCCTCCGATCCCTACCAATGGTCTCGACGCAACATGGGAGGATGCTGCCAATGGCTTGTACTCGATTCGCATACCGCCTCTGGATCAGTGCTTTGCTACGGCGATCTACTCGATCCGTGTCGTCATGGATGATGCGGATGGCCCGAAGGAAATTTTCCGTGGCAAGATCCGAATCGTCGATGCACCGGGCCACTACCCTGACAAGCTCAAGACATACTGTTCCTACCGGGATCTTCTGGACAAGGCTCCGTGGATCGACTCTATACAGACGGATATGGATCGCAGTGGCTTCATGCGTCAACGCTCCGCTGCCAAGAGCTGGATCGACACAGCCATCATCAAGCGTGCCAAAGTGTTGGACAATTCATGGCACGACTCGACCAATTACCTTTACTACGGTGTCGTCCCGCCCAACTTCGCGTACTCAGGCCACATCGCGAAACTGATCTCCCAAGGCAAGATCATGGTGGATGAGACGCTCAAGAGCATTGCGGCCTACTATGCCGTCCACCTGATCTGCGAGACCCAGTTCTCTCCGGGCGGGTCGTATGGGCCTTATCTGGACATCTCACGCAGAATGTACGGCTCCGCAGCCCACCAGCTTGAGACAGCCATCATCCACTTTGATGCCGATGGTGACGGGATGGCTGACATTCAGATCGAGATCGGTCGTATCAGTGGCCGGGGGGTTTCATGATCTCCCTGTCGCCCAGCGTTGATTTTGACCAACTGGAGGCCAGTCTTGACCGTCTGGCCCGGATGGATCAGTACGCGATGGATCTCTCCAGCCGACTTCAGCTCGTCCTGCTGGAAGACAATCGTGTGGGCGTGCTCAATGGTACGGACGGCTACTCGTCCAAGCTGGCCCCGACCAAGTACCGATACTCCGGTTCAGGCGTCAATCCTCTGGGCAAGAACGGCATCACGCAGCGAAAGCAAGCTGCGTCAGGGCGATCATTCTTCTTTTTCAGCGAGATACCCAGAGATCACCACAGTTACGCCGCACAGGTCAACCTGGGCGCACAGACAATGCCCATGATGTACGGTGGAGCGATGGCTGTGGGTTCCTACAAGTCCAACTTCTATGAGCCAAGCCCCAAGAACTCGGATTACGACCTCTACCGTGGCATGGATGGGCCTCCTACAGCTCCAAACTGGGAGCAGTCGCGTGTGATCGCCAATTACGTCTCCCATGACGTTGGCAGTCGTGGGCCGAGCGTTCAGGTCTCCAGTCAGTGGGAAGGCGTCACAAACGAGCGTGGAGAGGCTTTCCTGACCAACCTGTTCTACGGTCAGGGCCGAATCCCTCCACGCGACCTGACGGGCCTGCGGTACTGGGGGCGGCACAACGCCGAGGTTCAGACTGGCTACTTCCTCCAAGACCTAGACGAGGGCATCCTTGCTTAACCTACCAGTCTCCGCTTACACGAAGCTCTACCGTGCTGTCGAGGCCCAGTTGAAGGACGATCCTGTCCTTTCGGGTGTCGTCAAGAAGTGGAACACGTTTGAGGGCAAGACCGAGGACTTTCAGAAGCCATCGGTCAACCAGTATCCGGCTGTGGCCCTGCTGGTCTCATCCAGTGGCATGAGTGCTTGGAGTCAGGCCGCAAACGAAGAGACGATGGTCATCGACATCGAGATGGCTGTCATGGGTACAGATCAGGACGACCTGCTGAACCTCTGGTGGGCCATCCAGAAGGCTCTGAAGCCATCGACAAAGGGTCGCAAGGCTCTGATCGAGGCACTCAAGGGCGACAAATGCACGACGGTTGTGTTCGAGGGCTTCGGCAAGTCGGCTCTGAACCATGTCAAGTACAGAGAAGACAACTCGATGGTCGGAACGGGATCAATCTACATCAACCTTCTTATCAAGGAGTGACCGATGGCAAGGTACTGGGCCAGAATGTTTGCGGAACGTGTGACGGGAACTCCCGCTGCCAATGTGTGGCAGGAGTCGTCCTACAAGTACAAGGGTGCGATCAAGGACGTTGCAACCGCGACGATCAACAAGGACTACATCCTGCCTGATGTCGAGGACGGGCCGGGGCTGAACATGCAGTCGGTCAACGTACCGTGGCAGATCAGCTCGTTCGGTTCCTACGGTGGGGTCAGGCTGGCAGGCAGCGAGGTCATGACGGTGGGTGGTCAGTTTACCACGGCACTCTTCTCGGAGAATGCCGAGTGGTTGCTGCGTCACGCTCTGGTGGCCTACAAGCTCAGAAACGGCAAGCCGTTCTACGCTGGCGACACGTTCAGCTTCTCGGTGGCGAGGTCGTTTCTTGATGCGGACAACTACCCGCAACACGAACTGTACACGGGGTGCAAGTTCTCCGACGTCTCAATGGCTTGCTCTGACCAAGCACCGCTCCTGCGAGCCGGGTTCGGCATTGTCGGGTCAACCAAGGCTTATCTCGGTGGTGGTTCGACGGAGCCTTACACGGGTGACGCCCTGAAGTATTGCCAAGAGCCAACCGCCTGTGACGCCTATCCCAAGGACGTCTACACGTTTCAGGATATGAAGCTCCAACTGGCCGACACAGGCACGGTGGCGAACATTCAGGTGACGGAGCTGCGCAACCTGGCCCTCAGCTTCCGCAACATGCTTGACCCGATCTTCGGCCAGTCCCGTAACGTCCAGACGCTCCAGCGAACCATGTGCGAGATGTCGTGGTCTGCGGAGTTCACCATGACGATTCTGGGCGACGATGCGACAACGACCCTCAAGCCTCCGTCAGCCAACAACATGGCCCCAAGCCAGTGGTTGAGGCACAAGCTGGAGAGTCTCAAGGACAGCACGACTGCCGCAGCATTCCCGATCGAGTTCCAGTTCTTCTCCAACGAGGGCAACAAGGCACTCAAGTTCAAGATCGGCAAGTCGCTCATCACCAGCGTCTCGGACGTCATGCCGATGTCCCGGACGTTCACCGTGCGTGTCGGTGGCATCGCCATGCTGGGTGACGACTGCAACAACTTCTCCATCGAGTTTGGTACGGGGACGAAGAGTGCGGACGGCACGTTTGAGTTCGTTGCCGATACCCAAGAGCCTGCCGTTACCATCTAAGGAGCCTGCTGATGGATCGTCTCGTCAATATCCGCATGAACGCCGACTTGTCGCAGGCGATCCAGCAGTTCAACCTGTTGTCACAGGCGGCAACCAACGCCCAGTCGGCAATGGGCGGCAGTGGTGGCGGCGGGATGGCTGGTGGGATGGGCGGTGGGATGGGCGGCGGCGGGATGCCGTCTCCATATCCGATGGGTGGTGGTCGCGGGGGTGGCAGGGGTGGCGTCGGGTCTGCCCCTTCAAACCCTCTCTCCACGAACCGTGGGAGCGGTGGTGGCGTAGGCAGCAGGGGTGGGCTTGGAGCACCCCAGAGTGCGTGGGGCGGCGGGATCACATCCAGCATGTTCGGTCTCTCCCAGATCGGCTTTGCGATGGAGGATTACCAGTACGCTGGCTGGCGTGGTGCGATGAACAACGTGCCGTGGATTGCTCAGGCTGCTGGCAATATGGCGGGTGCGGCGTTTGGTGTGCCGGGACTTGGTCAGGCAGCACTGCTGGCAACAGCGATTGGCGTCCCACTGGCTAACGCCGCTTGGCAGGGGCAGTCGCCAGAGGCAAGGAACAATATTTCGCAATCGCTCTTTGGCGGCACTGGAGCGTCGCAGAACGAGCTGGCTCGGATGCGGAACGAAGAGTTTCGCAAGCAGTTCCAGAACATGGAAACAGGTAACGCCAATCGGTTTGGCATGGAGGCTACGCTTGCAGAGCGAGATCGAAATAGCGGCCTCAGACAGTCCGGCATGGATATGCTGACACGCGACTACAGATTGTCGTCGGACGAGACTGCATCACGCAGGGCGACATATCAGGCAATGGCTCAATCTCGTGGTGAGGCTGGAGCGTTTAGCAATCTGAGAAGCAGCATCAACACTTCGCTGCGAGGGACAAACATCAATGAGGTGGCTGACGCCCACAACATGGTGTCCGACGAGTGGTCGAAGATGGACGCTCTGGGCAGAGGATACGACCAGTTTTCGTATGGCGCAGGCGATGCGATGCAGTTCACCGCAAGGCAGTTTGGCTGGACGGACAGTCGTGAAAGTGCCAACGACAGGCGTGTCGCCGAGGCTCTAACTAGAGTCAAAACCAAGAAGGTCAACTCTTCAGACAAGTTGTTGGCCGAGATTGCCAAGATCGAGCAGGGTTTAGACCCAGACTGGGATCTGGTCATGAAGGAAGCTCGATTGCTTGGCCCAACTGTCATCAAGCAGATGATGGAGTTGAAGGCTTCGTTCGATGCGGCCAAAGCGACAGTGGAATACAACAAGCAGCACCAAGCACAACTTAGGAACATGACCCCTGAGCAAATTGCCGCCCAACAGGAAGGCGGCAGCAGCTTCACAGGCCCACTTCCGGGCGGGATGCAGCAGCAGCAGAACGCCGCCGAAGTTGTCGCTGCGGCAAACCAGCGAGCGGCTGAAATGACCTCTGGAGAGCGTCGTAGAGCCTCCTCTGGCGGGAGCGAGTTCACCGGGCCGCTCACACGTCAGCAGATGATGGACAAGGCAAACGAGAGCCAGACAAGAACCTTGGGTCGCGATACTCGCCAGAATCAGCGCGACAGGGAAATGTCAGAGATGGAAAGTTATGGCGACGAGGACTTGAAGCAGTCCACGTCCAACCATTATGTCAACTTGGGCTACAGCCGCGACGTGGCCGATCAGAAGGCCGATCAGGTCATCGGCAACCGAAACGCAGTGATCGGTGCAAAGGACGCCCGCGACGCTGGCAAGCACAGTGCTCTGATCCGGTCAACGGCAAAAGCCACCGGAGTCAACAGAGACGTCTCTGGAGAGGTGCAAAAAACGCTGACCGAGCAGGGTGTTGACGCTGTTGAGGCCAAGCGTATCGGGGATCAGGTTCAAGACCAAGACGCGATGGATCGGGACGCCCGGAAGAACCCTGACCAGAGGATGTTTGACCAGTACCACGACGTGTGGATCAGAACGATCAAATCGGACATGCTTCAGGCGGGTCGTGCGGCTAAGAACAGGCCGGAGTACAACGAGTACCTCAAGCGGATCAAGGCCAAGATTAGCGACGACCTCAAGCGTGCCGGGATATCTCGCAATAGCCTCGACAGGTTTACTGAGCTGCTTTACAACGAAGCTCACCGGGATGCCATTCAAGCCTTTGATGATGCCAAGAGCCAGATTGAGAACTCAAACTCCTATGATGGCATCAAACAGTCTGACGGTGCTGTGAACCAACGGGCCTTGATGAGCCTGCAAGGCGAGATGTCGAACGACCTGAACGCTGTCTATGGCAACGCTTCAACCAACACGTTCTACATGCAGCGTATGTACCAGCAACAGATCAGGCGTCAACGAATGAGAATGAACAGGTTTGCCCGATGAAATTCACGCTCAAGGTCAACAAGACCGTCATCGACATGGTGGCTCAGTCAATCCGGCTCAACGCCGTGCAGACCTACACGACTTCCGGCCAGCCACAGTTCGACTTCTTCGTCCTGACACCCCAGATGTGGCCCCCATCGGCGACGTTCAACACCTCCAACCCGTGGACGTATAACGGTAAGGAGGTTGAGCTTATCATCGCCCACGATACAGACAAGACCAAGCTGCGGACGATCTTTCTGGGGGACATCAAGCAGGTCAACCCGTCCTATCGCGATGGACACTTAAACGGGTACTCCATCTCGTCGGTCGGCTATGGCAACAGAGCCGAAGTGACGCCCGTGATAAACCCTCTGGACTTATCGACTTCGATATCGTTCAACACGGAGAGGTCAAACCTCGATTACGACTCTCTCTTGGACGGCAAGAACCTTGGCGAGGCGATCAAGTTCGTCCTTGAGGGTCACGATATCGCCCAAAGGCTCAGTGACTACGGGTTTACGGGGATGTACAAGTCCCTGGGCAGCGGAGATACGGAAGCTGTTCTAGTGGAAGACCTTGTGTCGGAGCTTGATTCGGTAACGACCAGACCTCCCACCCAGATCAACCTCTCTGGCGAGAACATCATCGGTGCTGTACAGTCGCTGTTTGAGTCGTATGACCCCAATTATCACGTTGTGGCCGATCCTCATGAGAGACGGTTCAAGATTTTCGACATGAGGCGGGTGAACAAGAAGGACTTCGTGCTGGGCCAAGACCCGGTGGACAGGTTCACGCACAACCGGGACGTCTCCTCGTCCTACAGGCGTGTCAGGATTCGCGGCTCGGCCAATATCAAGCCTTACATGTGCCACTGGAACTACGGAGCCAACGGGTCTTACGCAGGTGGCGTGACGCCGGGCGAGCTGATCGAGAGCTTCGGCTTCGGCTCGATCAGCAACGGTGCGGCCAAGAGCGGCTGGAAGCTCTCGGATTACGAGCGTCAGGTGATGGTCAAGGGTGACAGCAACGGTGTTTACTGGCCCAAGCCGGGCGAGTACCTCCCCTGTGGTTCAAGACCTCCGGGAACGTGCCTGCCAGAGACCATGCCGGGGCCAGACCAGATCGAAATCAGTGCCGCAAGTTTCCTCGCCAACTCCGAGACCGACATCGGAGTCAGCCCGATCCGGTGGGGCAAAGATGAGTGGGCGCAGGTTGCAGGCTCCGTGGGCGGCGTAGCTCGTCAGGGCAACATCACGATCAAGCGGATGTTCCGGTGGAAGAACGAGTCCACGGGTGCGATTGGAGCACCGGAGAAAGGCCAGATCATGTGGCAGATCTCCGACCGCTTTCTGGTCACTGCCAACGACCCCTACCCCAACACATTCTCAGCTTGCGGCGAGACCTGCACTTACGACAAGATCCGGTTCACCCTCGACAGGCCGCACGGTGTCTCGCCGGACGACGTCAACCCACCCTCAAACATCGTGGCAAACCCCGGTGACTACTACGAGGAGTGGGGTTTTGAGCTGACCGGGTTCAATCCTTCCGGGGCCAACGTCTGGAGGAAGTACCACGTCAACCTGGGCGCAGACAGCCAGACATCTTCGCAACGTGGTGTCACCAAGAAGATTATGAAACAGTTCCCGGAGCCTGTGCCGTGGAGGAGTTCCAATGGACTGTCGGTGATGATGGTCTCCAGTCCACAGGCGGTGTGCGTCTGGAGTCAAGACTACAAGTCGCCCTATATCGAGTGGCCGCTGAACTTCTATGTGGATCGTGAGCACAACGACCTGATCTTTACGCCTCCCGTGGTGCGACTCTTCGGCACTCGGAGCAAGCTGGAGACGGGCGGGTTCGACAACTCCATACAGCCTCCGTGGGGAACGATCACGGGCAATGCGACGACTGGGTACACCACCAGCCAAAAGATTGACGGCGTACCGTATGACATTCGGGTGCTGCTCCCGGTGGCCGAGGGGGTCTTGACGACCGAGTACCCGCCGCTGACAGCCAACGTGACAGACAACCGCCCTGATGGTAAGCCATATTACGGCACAGCGACCCGCTATGAGGCTGTGGAGCGGGTGATGGAAGTTTCCCTGCCACAGTGGGTCAGATCGTCTGACGCCCCCAATGTGGCGATCTATGCCTCATCCCTGTACGAGAGCGTCAAGGACACCATTGTTCACGGTGACTTTGAGCACGTTCAGTTGCTCGACCCGTGGAAGGACGACTGGCATCCGTACTGGCTGGCCTCAGAGTCGTATGTCGGGGCTGACGGCAAGGCGAGGAAGCGTCCACTGGTTCCGACCATCAAGGTCACACAGTTTGGATCAGGCGATTGTGACACCAGCCTTGGCGTGCTGCCAGAGGACGAGCTGATTATCCGTGAGGCCACCATCCGGTTCAATGAAGGCTCTGGCGGCAAGGCGGCGAGCGTCACCATGTCGTACAGCAACCAGAAGGCTCCGTGGACAAGCCCCCAGATGGGCTTTGACTCTTACAGGCAGATGATCTCCTCTGACTACATAGACTTACAGCGATACGGGAGTCCTGACCGATGATCGACGAGACCAGGGTGTGCGAAGTGGAACGCCGGCTCAATGAGCTGTTGGCGAGAATTGCACGCATGGAGAAGATTGCGTCAGAGCTTATGGACAGGATCAACACGGCATCCGGGATGCTCAACAACGCAGGCCGACGATGATTGAGTCACGCTGGATCGAGATTGAACGCCGTCTGATGGATACGGACATCAACATGGCCCGGATCGAGGAGATGCTCCGTGAGCTTGAGGACAAGATCAAAACCTCGGTTGTCGGAGCACTTACGGGGTTTGATGGGCCATGCCTGTTCAATTGCGACGAGGGAACGATCGGTGG